ACCTTTACACCACCAACAGAAACTTCTTCCAACTTGTTTGAAACATCACTTAATGCGGCAAAATTTGCGGCTGATGTTACGGTAGCCTGAACGGCTTGGAAAACGGTGGAATCAATGACTTCTTTTTGGACGCTCTTTGCGAGTTTTGTGCCTCGTGGAATAGCGATTTCCTTCTTGAAATCTTCCATGTCGGTCAATTCATTCCAAGCGTCAATTTCACAAGAAGTATTTTTGTTTTCCAATTTGATGGACATTTCTACTTCTTCGATAGCATCGGGTTCGGCAACCAAACCATCCTTCACCTTGCCAGGATCGGGAATATAGACGGTGTAGGTTCTGCCATACTTTTTATTTTTCAATTCGCTTTCAGGCAAATAACTTTTGGATTTCTTCACATAATCCATGTTATCGCTTACGACAGCCGCAACCATCTTTGTTTTCTTGTTGTTTGTGAATTTATTTTCCATTTTTAATCCTCTAAATTTTTGTGAATGATTTACTCATCATGATTTTCTAAAAATTCACTGTCCATTTCAGTGGGTCTTTTGGTCAGCTACACCATAGACCTTTCGCCATTAAAGGGCATGGAAAAAGAAGGTGGTTTTGAAAACAGAACCCCTTAAACTGTAGGAAGTCCAAACAATTAGCTTTATTGTTTGGGCATCCATATCGTATTTATAAAAAACAGAACTTATCTTTTTCGTATAAAAGATTTTAAGTCTGCGTCATTAGAAAAAATGTCGCTTGACTTGTTCGTTGAAATTCCGTGGTTTACCAATAACCAAGTTTGGATTCACAACAGGCGAATTTTTCTTTTGAACCTTGTTTTTCGCCATTTCCCTTTCATAGAGTTTAAGCTCCATGATTCGTGACATTGGGTCAGCTTGTGAAAATACCGCTTTCACCAAGTCCGCATTCGTGGCGAGTTCATAGAGCAAACGAGGGCCATTTTCTGAATTTTGGATGTATTCAGAAACATATTGTTCCCTGTCTATAAGTTCTTCAAGTCCTTGGTCGAACGCCTGTTGGACTGTTGTCAAGTAATCCTGTTTTTCTTCGTCAGTAGCAAAACATTTGTGTATTCGTTCACTGATTTTGTTGGCTCGTTCCCTGCTTTGTGCTTCGATGGCTCTTTGTTTTCTGGATTCTTCGTCTTTTTCCTTGAACATTTTTTCCATTCGTTGCTGAACCAAGTAATCGATGTATTTGTCATCATTCTCAAAGTCGTTTCTGAATTTCTCCTTATATTTTTCTGGATTTTCCAATTTTTCCAAACGGCTTTTTAATTCTTCAAATTCCCTGTTTCGTTCCGCAAGTTGGGTTTCATACTTGTTTTTCTGTTTGTTTAATTGCTGTTTGAACGAATGTTTGATTTTGTCTTCTTTTGAAATCGTGTTCAAATCTACTTTTGGCGAATTGTCCGTTTTCTCGATTTCGTCACCGTTCGTTTTCAGTTGTGGTTTCCGCAGTTGTTCTTTCGTTCAAGTCTTCCGTTGTGGTTTCTGCCTTGATTTCGTCTGTGATTTTCTCTAAATTGCTCATTTAAGAAAGCTCCCTTATGCCCTTTGGAATCAGGTGGACATTACCTGTTTTTGTGGTTTGTTAAAATCTCAAATTACAGCAATCGTCTGGATTTGGGTTGAAATGGTTTTTCCAATAATCGTAAGCGACCGTTTCGTCTTCGCATACAGAAATTTCTTTGAAACCTGTAATCTTGCTTATCAAATTTTTTTTGTCGTTTAATGTTCTATGTAAATAGCCACTTTGACTTACGACATAAGGCGTGTAATCAATGTCAAACCACTTCTTTATCCAAGAATTAACCCTTAAAAATTCTACTTGGATTTTATCACATTTGACATTGTTCAAGATAGACAAGTCCACAAATTCGGGGATATATGGACTTAATCTTAACGCTATATCAAAACCGTTTTCCTGTAATTTCTCGATGGCTTTTATACGCCTACTTGGAACGACAGCTTTTTCATAACTCATGCTTAAATCATCGTCCGTTGTTGTCACAGTAATTTGAATGTGAGCCAAGTCCTTATTTAAGATGTTCATGTATTCGTCCGTTGCGACCAAGTCACTTTTGGTCACAATCAAATAAGGAACTTCTTTTTGGTTTAAATACTTGATTGTTTCGTAAGTGAGCTTGTGTGTCGTTTCTATTGGTTGAAAACAATCGGTCATTCCGTCCCAAACGAATGGCTTTTATTGTTCCACATTCGCCATTTGCGATTTTATCAATTTGCTTTTTGATTTTGTTAATGTCGGCAACAGAAGGATCTTGAGGGTTCCATAATTTTCTGAAACTCAATAAGGATTTTGCGTAGCAGTATTTACAGTCGTGGGAACACCCACACCCATAAACATCCAATCTAGCAGGATACTTACATTTATTTCCTTCGTTTCCACCAACATTCTTAAAGAAAGACTTATATTCTTTTGCCATTTTTTCACCTCGTTTATATTTATGAAAATCAGTCTTCTGGGTCGCCCAAAATTGAACGCATATATTGACGGATTTCTTTCTTATTTATTCTTTTTTCAAACAGTCTGTCTTCATCGCAAAATGTCAATGCGAGAGCGTCCGCAGTATCTGGGGAACGATTCAAGATAAGTTTCAATTCGGCTTTTGGCATCAAAATATATTTGTCGTTCTTGTCCAGCATAAACCTTGTATTCGTCAGTTCTTCTGTTAGCATTGGGTCATCTATATACAAGCCGTTTCGCACAGCCTTCGCCAGATTGAAATACATTTCGGCTCTCTTGTTTGCGTATGCTTCATTGGTCGCTTTCGATGCGAATGGAACCAAGTTCACATTCGGGTATTCTTTATTAAGAACAGCATAATAGCCGTTCACCGTAGCCCATGTCTATGTTTATTTCGTAAACATCGTCAGTCGTGAACTTGTTTTTCAAGAGAATAAGTTTTATTGCTGTCGAACAGTCGAACGGATCGAGCTTTTCGTATTTCGTAATGCTGATAATCCTATTTCCTTTTCGAATACAGATAACGGACTTGTCACGACCTTGACCAGAACCATCAATGCCGATTTTTATTGGATAATTAGCCGAGTTGTCATTGAATGACTTTGGAAAATCGTTCGTGTATAAAATACAGCTCTCGTCATAATCCGAAAGAATTTCACCTTCGATTTCCTGTAATCTCATTTTCTCGTCTGTGATGGCGTTCATTGAAAGTTCCAATGATTCCTTCGAAAGAAAAGTGTTGTCGCTCATTTTCGCAGTAAACACTTCGATGTTCGATGTCGCCATGTTGTCGATTAGCCACTTGTTCCAAACAGAACCTTGTCGTGGTGAAGTTCCGAACCTTATAATGGGTGTGAAGTTTCCTCTCAAACATGGTGCTGTAATCGCCAAAATGTCTGCTGGAGCCAAACAAAGTTCGTCAAGAACCAGCAAATTTATTTCTGTAAGACCCCTTGACGATTCGCAGTTTTCATAACTGTAGCCAAAGCAAATTCCTTTATTATAGGCTATCGTCATCGCCCCTTTATTGTATAGGGGCTTTATTTTAAGCTCGTCAAATCGTTTAAGGATTTCGTCAAATAGATTTTGAGAAAGTGACTTGTATGTTTGGGAAAACGCAAGTATTCTTTTTTCTTGTAATAAATGAAAGACGATAATCCAAGAAAGAATTACTGTTTTTCCGAGAACCACGACCACACACAAGACCAGCAATGTTTTTCGTGGATTTATATAAGGCTTTTTGGTGTGGGAGAAGTTTTATTTCGTATTCCATAACGCTCCTTTATATTATGTATCAAAAACCCCACACTGAAGTAAATTCAATGTGGGGAATCATTTATTTAGGAGAGAGAACAAAATAATTATGTTTTATTTATAACGGCTCTATGCGTCAGTAATTTTTAATTCAATCTTTGAGTCGCCACCCATACGGAAGTTCTGTTCAGCGTTCAAATCGACAGTCTTTGATTCGCTCCAGTTCTGTTTGTATCGTCTTTTCAGAATTTCAAGGTTTTTCATTCTACCTTGTAAATAATACTCTTCGGAAAGGTGGTTTTCGATTTTCGCTTTCATCATACAAATCCATTCCTGAAAACGCTCTACGGATTCCTGATATGCGGTGCTATAATGTTTTGTGTCAGTCTGTCGATTGAATTTAATGTCCCTAAATCGTTCAGGAACATAATCCATAATGAGATGACCGAAGGTTTCAAAGTTGTTGTTTACGCCTGTTCCTATATGGTTGTGGTTCATAATGGCGAAAGTGATTTTCACAACATCAAGACCTTCGTCTTCTTCTGAAATGTCGAAGGTTTCGTTTAATCGCTTGTCGCTATAGGTGAAAACAGGTTCCGTTATATTGTCAAGAAGGAAGTTTATAAAATCAATTTTCTTTCGTGTATTCTTTTCTGGAATACATGGCTTTGGTTGTCTTGGGTGATAAACACCGTTTTCGTCTATATACGCCTTTGTAGAACCGTTCATAGCCATTAGAAGCCCCCTCTAGCAAATTTCGTGTGTTCGTCAAGTGCTTTTTCAATTCGCTTTATTGTTTCGTTCATTTGCGAAAGAATGACAAGGATTTGCTTTAGAATTTCCTGATTGGTTTGTTCTTTTACATATTCGTTCAATTCTTTTAATGCTTGTTTCTTCATATTGTATTTATAAAAAAAAGGAACCCCAAAGAAATGGGGTTTCACACGCCTTGTTTTTTTTGTGTCGATGAATTAGAAATCTTTATTCAATTCCGTTATTCGCTTTTCAGTTTCGTATTGTTTGAACTCCAAGCTTTCACGAAGTTTTTTGATTTCTTCTTCGGTTCGTTTCTTGATTTCAGGGTCTTTTGCTGTTTTTGCGAAGGTTTCCAGCAATTTGATTTTCTCAAATTCTGTTCCCTCGACATTTTCGCAAATACCAAATTTCGAGATGAGTTCTAGGGTTTCTTTTTCTGTTGGTCTTTTTCCCATGTTTATTTCTCCTTTGTTAAAAATCTTTTTTTATGTTCAACTGCTTCTTAAATTCAGCAGCAGCCTTCTTCAAAACTTCAATGTCTGTTTTGGAAAGGTTTTCATCACGCTTCAATTCTTCCCACATTTTTTCTCTTTCATCCTTATCCTTTATGGAGGTCACCTTATCAAAGAAGAATGGAATCGTCATCAATTTTGCGTTTTGATTTATAATGTCGTTTAACGCTTTCCAAATCTTTTCTTCAGCACCCTCTTCAGAAATGGAATCTTTAGACAAATTTTCACAGTCTTCATCATCCCAAAAAATTGTTTCATACAATTCCATTCCTTCCACAAGTTTATTGAGATACTCTATTTTATCAACTTCAAGAAAAGTATTTGGTATGAACATAACAGTAATAATGTTCGCATAAATGACAGAACAATCGTCATATTCCTTCGTTTCTTCACCCATCCAACCGATATAAAATTCACAATGTGAACCATCAAGAAATTCTATCGTGTGAGTTTCTCTAAGGCAATTCCACCCGTCATAAATGTATTTGTTTATCGTCGGAAAGTTTTTATCAATAGCGATTGGATATAATGGCTGGTATACTTCAGCCATCTTTTCGAAATCAATGTTTTGACCGTTTTTCATTTTTCTAGCAAGAGTTTTGAACTTCATATTTTTACTCCTTTTTTGATTGTTAATTAAGTTCCTGAATGTCTTTCGCTCACAGGACTGCCGTATTATTCAAAATCTTTTTCAATTTCTTTTAATTCCATTTGTAGCTTATATTCTTTATCTTTCAATTTGCCATATTCATAAGCTGGTATGAAATTTGCTTGTTTGAAAAAACTTTCTATTTCTTCTCTGGTTTTTAAAAAATCTTTAATATACAGTTCAATGTAATAAACAAGGTCGGTCGGGTCATAATCTTCATATTTTAATTTAGACCAATTTTTGATAAGCCTACGCTGAATAAGAGTTTTAATTTTCATATTTTTACCTCTTTGTTTAGGGTTTGTTTTTTTTGGTTTTGGGCAAAATCCGCCCTATAGCCACCACGAAAAGTGAAGGCGTAATTATGGCATTTCTGCCAATTCCGTTTTTGTTTGGGGATTAAATTTCGAGAAAAATTAAGTGGCTAGAAGGCCGTATTCTCGGATTTTTTATCGTTTACAAACATGCTTATAACCTCGCTTTCTTTATGATTTCCTTCGCTAAGGTGTCGGTTTTTAAGCCGTCTTTATAGCTCCGAAAATCGTTGTTTTAATCGTCTTTTTCTTTGTGTTTCAGGGGCGTTTTGTCGTTCCCTTCAACGATGTTAAATATAGAAAAAACAGTGTATTTTGTCAGCAAAAACTTTACATTTCTATGTAAAATTTTTCGGGAAAATTGGCGTTTTTAGCTCAAAATCGGCACCACGACACCGCGAAAATGGCGGAAAAGTTTACATTAATTTATCAGTAAATAAAGGCAAAAATCTATTGACCTTATACAGTGAATAATGTAAATTTATCCTTACAAAACAACGATAAAAACGCCATAAAAAAGGACCATTTTTCTATGGAAATTCTGAACCAAAAACCCCTGGAATTGATCGACCAATTAATCGGTCATTTGAACCCTGACGAAAGAAAAACTTTGGTCAGGAAACTTAACATGGGCATCACTTCCATTGACGATTTAATGAAATCCAACAGAATGGAGAAAGAACACGCCTGTGTAAAATGTGGGTGTTTGAACATTGTCAAATATGGAAAGATTAGGCGTGTTCACACGAAAAAGGACAAAGACGGAAACATTATAGAACGCTTTTCTGTTGGAACGCACCAACGCTATAAATGCCGTGATTGTGGCTCTACTTTCGTTTCTACGGCTAAATCTGCTTTCTATCGTAGCCATCTAACCCCTGAACAGATTTCCGAGCTTATAAACAGCATTACATTCAGAAAATCAATTAGGGACACGGCTTCTGAATGTTGTTTCACCACGAAAACTTCGTTCAGGTGGCGACACAAACTTCTTGATACTTTGACAATCCCCAATGAAAAGGTCGTTTTGGGTGGTATCCTAGAAGCCGACGAAACAGGGTTCAATCTCTCTTTCAAAGGCAATGTCTGGAACCACATTTGTTTTTATGGGATGACCGCTCCAGAACTTAGGACTTATTATCTCAAACACCCCGAGAAAACGCCTAGAGCATTAAACGAAATGGTCAATGTCTGTTGTGGTATCGACCACAACCGTGAAGCGATAGCGAACCCCACGAACTTGGGTAAATGTCGAATTAAACACCTTGTCCAGACATTCGACAAACATATAGAACAGCGTTCCATTATGTGTTCGGATAGAAACAAGTCGTATGTGCCAATGTGTAACCAAATGAAGATAGCTCTGGTTCAATTCAAATCGGACGATTATTCCACCAAATCGGGCGACCTTTCCATCCAACGAATAAACAATTATCACGCAAACATGAAAATGTGGTTTAAATTCTTCCGTGGTGTGGCGACCAAATACTTGAGAAATTACTTGTTGTGGTTCAATTTCGTGTTATGGAGCAAGAAACTTGATTCCAACAGAAAGTTCTTCGAACATCTTTCCAATACCGTATTTTGTGAGAATGTAAAAGACATTCAGAAACGAGAAGCGATCCCGTTCCCATACAGAAAATCGTACATCTAGCCATTCACAAGAAAAACGCCTTATAACGCTCCTTATGTGGGCTTATTTGGCATTCGGGGGAACAGTGGGAAAATGGTAAGTCCAGAAATGGCACAAATCCAAACCAAGTTTTTATTTTCGCCTTGGGGGGTGTGGGGGGTGTTCAAAATAGGACTTTGTGGGCAGTAAACCACGCTAGAAGGGGATTTTTTAGGGCGTTCTATCTTTTATCCCAATGGTAAGTTTAGGGCTCGTAAATGCTCAAAAATCGCCCAGATTTTTGACATAAGAATACAAATAATTTTAATTAATAATTAAGAGAGTTTCTTTTATAGAATAAAAGTATTTGTATCATAATGTCAAAATTTCATTTTGACCCATTCATGATTTTATAACTGCGTGTGGTTCATTCTCCAATTATAGCCCCAAAGGGCTTTTTTCTGTCGCCATCTATGCGAATGGTCGCCCTGCGACCAAAAAGGGGCTTGTAGCCCCTTTTTCGTTTGTTTATGACATATTGACCAATCAAACACACAAACGCCTTCTAATGCCCACGACTGTTGAAAGACTGTGTGTCGAAATGCGAACAAATGAATAAAGAACGACATCCCCCAGGGGGAAAGTATGACTTTCGTGTTGTGGATAAGTCCGTGGCTTAGAATGGCGATTTTGACCAGCATAAAGGGCTTGTGTTTAAAATCTTAAACATTACTGGGGGCTTCAACACCAAAGTTCTACATCGC